GTTTATTTGCGCAAGCTGCTTGCCGAATTCCCGTTTGCTGACTGGCAGATGGAGAATGCCGAAGGCTTTCGCCAAAGCCGGTCGCAGGCAGTGCATGTGACTGCGATGTTGAGCCAGTTTGCGGGTGGGTTGATCCCGCGGGAATCGCTCAGGCTTGGGTACATCTACGATTCGAATACGCAGCGGTCGGGAAAATCGCTTTTAACGAAGATGGTGATCATTCCATCGAATGGCCGGATGGCATCGCAATCGTGGAGCCCGAAAGATGAAGAATTGCGCAAAGTGCTGGACGCGGAGACGCTGCGGGGGTCGCGTTACATCATCTTCGATAACGTGAAATCGCACGTGAGCTCGCAAGTGCTCGAGGGGTTTATGACGTCGCCGACGTGGACCGGCCGGCTCCTGGGTAAGACACAGATGTTCGAGGCTGCGAACCTGGCGACGATCTTTATTACTGGAAATGATTTGTCGGTGAGTCCGGACGTTAAGCATCGGACGCTGGAAGTGGCGATGTTCGTTCCAGAAGCGAATGTGCAATCGCGCAAGGTCAAGCACCCGATCGATGATGCGTGGCTGATGAACCTGAAGCATCGGCGCGAGATCCTGAATGTGCTCTGGGCGATCGTGCGGCATTGGGAAGCGAATGGGAAGCCGTTGGCGACTGAGAATCTCCGGATCGGCTATGAGCGCTGGTGCGAAGTGTTCGCTGGCCTGACGATCTTCGCCGGCTTCGGGGATCCGTTGGCTGAGTCGGAGGGCGACGAAGAGGAAGATCTGGATACTGAAGGCGCTGATGCCAGGACGCTAATGGCGGTATTGGCCGAGCCGTTGCTGAAAGGCGAGTTGCGCCGGGCTGAATACGAATACCAGCAAGTCGTGAACGTGGCGCATGATGCGGATTTGTTCGACTGGATATTGGATGGCAAGCAGGTCGAGATCAAGGAAGGCGGCATCGTGCGCCGTGAAGATTTTGTTTTGAAGTCGGAGTCGCACAGTAAATTTGGGAAGCTGCTGAAGCGCTACGCGCCGTTTGTAGGCCAAGAGAAGGGACCTAAGCATCGCTTGTTTCGTATTGGCAAGGGCGAGGGCTCGCAGCTCATCAGAACGAGCTCTACGGGGCGCTCAGGCCGGCGCAAGTTTGTTGTCGAATTACCGCCTGAAAACTTAGCGGATTGAGGGTGCGCGTCTGACATGGCGATGAGGCGGGGTCTATTCCCTTTACTCATTGTTTTATTGCTTCACCCATCCTTACCCTACCACTTTCTCACGCTTTCGCGCTTGACCCTACCATTTGTAATCCTTTGATTACAATTTGGTTATTACAATAATGGTAGGGTTGGTATGGGTATGTATGGGTAAGAGAAGCGTATCCCATGGTGATTTTCAGATTTAATTTGATTCGTAAAAATATGTCGCACCAAGGCGCACGACCCGTCCACACCCTACCAAATTAGCCACCACCATGGGCAAAGGAATCTATTTTCATCGAGGGAGAAGCAGGTCGCTTTGCGCTGCGGGACATCTTTGTGATTGGGCCGTTTTTGGATGTCCCATTTTCGCCCAAATTGGGCGGTAATTTGGAGCAAAAGCACGCTGGTGGGACAATGTCGCAGGTGATGTCCCGTTGACATAGCGCCGTTTGGCGCTGTGGAAAGTGAGACATTGTCCCAGTCGAAATCGGCCGGTGAAAACGCGGCCGATGGAGAGGTTCCGGCGTTCAACGCGGAAGAGATCGATCAGCTCTTTTTGGAGGATTTGCTGGCGATTCGCGAGAAGGTCAAAAACAAAAAACCGCTGACCGCGGTGGAGGTCAAGCGGCTGCAGGCATACCAAGCGGCCGCGCAAGAGAAACCTCCGGCCGATGCACTCGAGCCGGTGTGGGCGAAGAGCCAGGTCGAATTGGCAAAGCATCTTCGCTGCAGTCGAAAGCAGATCAGCCGGTTTCTCAAGATCGAGGGTGAAGACGCGGCGCCGGCGCCGACGAGTGACGGCCGTTACAACGTGACTCTTTGGAAACTGTGGGCTCAGGAGCATGGCCACCTGCAGAAAAAACTATCGAACGCGGCCGATCGGCAACTTCTGGAAGATCGAACGATCGAGCTCCGGAATGAACGCTTGGAGATCGACAACGCGGTCCGCCGCGGCGAGCTGATGAGCGTCGATGAAGTTTGCCGGGTGATCACCGACATGGTGGGCGGCGTGGTCGATACCGCGCGCGGCATGAAACACGCCCTGGCGCCGCGGGTCGTGGGCCTGACGGTTCCGGAGGCGACGAAACGCATTGGTCAGGAGATTGACCAAAACGTTCTGACGAAGCTGTCCCTCGGTGAGTGGGCTAAAAAAAAAGTCTTCTGGTCGAAAGTGTCTGCACATCTTTCCGACCTGCGCAAGAGGTTCAGCCTTGGCGATGGGCTGAACGCAACGTCCTAGTTCCGGAAAAGCATTTCGCGCGGTGGAGCTCCGAGGACGCGGTTTTCGTCCGCGAGATCATGGAAGCGTTTGCCGACGAAGAAGTGAACGAGATCGCGGCGATGTGCTCGGCGCAAAGCGCGAAGACGCTGACGATTCTGTGTTTGATGGCTTGGGCGATCGCGGAAGATCCGGGGCCGATCCTGTGGGTGACGAGCTCGCTGAGCGAGGCCCGGAAGTTTGCGAAGATGCGGCTGGTGCCGTTGCTCGAGCGGTGCGGTCCAGTGGCTGCGCGGTTCCCGAGAGAGCGCAATCGAAAGACGACGCTCGAAATTTATTTTCCTGGCGCGCCGCTGATCATCACCGGCAGCGAATCTGAGGCGTCCCTGCAGCAAACGCCGTTTCGTTACATCTTCCTCGACGAGACGCGGAGTTATCCACCTGGCGCGGTGGAAATGGTGTCGAAGCGGACGCGCTCGTTCACCTACAACTACAAACGAGTTTTCATCAGCACGCCGGACATGGAGGGCGACGCGGTGCACCGCGCGTTTCTCAACGGCGACCAGCGGCATTACGAAGTGAAGTGTCCGGGCTGCGGGCACTTTCAGGAGCTGGTTTGGAAGGACAAGGATGAGAAGGGCGGCTTGAAATGGGACACGCTGGCGAACGACGTGATCGAGCTGCACACCGGGGACAAGATCGAAGGTAGAATTGCCGACATTGCCGACAACGGCGCCGCGGCCGCGGTTGTGCTGAAGGTTGAAGGTGGCGTCGAGCAAAAAATCGACGCTGACGATATCCGATCGATCGCGCGTGCCACAAAGCCGGACGGCAAATACGATCTGGACCGCATCAAGGCAACGGTCCGCTACGAGTGCGAGGCGTGTGAGCATCGGGTGCACAACAACGACAACGAGCGAAAACCGCTGACCCAGGAGGGCAACGGCCGTTGGGTGGTGAAGAACCCGCAGGCGCCGAGCAACACGCGCTCGTTTTTCTGGAACGCGCTGTTGCCGCACTGGACGAATTGGGCTGACCAGGTGGTGGAATTTCTAACGGCGACCGAGGCGCTGAAAAATTGGAACGACTTCGCGCCGCTGAAAGATCACATCAACGAGACGCGCGGGCAGCCGTGGACCGACCGGCTGCGTTACGCGAGCGACGAGAAATTCATTCACCTGCGATCGCTGAAGTACGACCCGCGCGAGATTTGGGCGGATGAAAAGCGCCGATTCGGAACGATCGACGTACAGGCCCGGGGCGGCCGACATTACTGGCTGCTGATTCGGGCCTGGGGTTTGGCAGCGCGATCGCGGCTGCTGTATTACGCGAAGCTGTGGAGCATCGAGGAAGTGCGCGCGATTCTCGCGGATTGGAAGGTTGAGCCGGTGAACGTGGCGATCGACGCCGGCACGTTCACGAGCGAAGTTTACAAATACGTGGTGGAAAGCGGCTACCGCTGGAAAGCGATGAAGGGCGATGACCGGCCGTTCTTTCGTGTGACCGATCGGCAAGCGGGCGTGGCGCGAAACATGATGTACCAGATCAGCATGGCCGACCCTGCGATCGGGACCGCGTTGCAAGGCCAGGTGCGGCCGATTCAGCAATACATTTGGAGCAAGCCGAGCGCGCTCGACCGGCTGGCGCTGTTTCAACACGGGCTCGCAGGCGACTGGCGAATTTTCCCTGGCGTGACCGAAGAATACGCTGTGCAGGCGACGGCTTACGAGCGCCGGCAGCGCACCGACGCGCGGGGCGTGATTCGAACGGAGTGGCATCAGAAACGGGAAGATCACGCGACGTCAGACGAGCTGATGCAGATCGTGAGCGCGGCCGCGACCGATTTACTGTCGGCGCCGGACCTGCCGCTGTTCCAGCAGAAGATCACGGCGAGCTGAATCGCCCGTTCCGAAATTTTGGCGCAAAAAAATGGCCGAGCTTTGTGGGCTCGGCCATCCGACTTTTTTGACGTTGTGCCGGTCAAGTCCCGAATCTTGTCGGGTCGCAGCTTCCAGATTCCGTCTGTTCGCCACGGTTGTCGGAAACAAATTCACGCGGCGAGGGCTTGTTTCAGGATTCGCGATATCGCGCGCCAGTCAACTTCGCTTTTCTTTTCTGTGTTGGCGCGGGGGTTGGGTGGGGTTGGTAGGGGTTTAGGGAAATTTTGTTTTACTGAAATTGGGGATAGGGGATGCTTTCGCCGGTAAACAGCCTCGGCGCGGGTGAGCTGATTCCGAAGCTTGGCGTGCCATTGATGTTGCATCGCGGTCTCGTCGAGCGTGACTGCGGCCGGGTTGAACGCTTTGATGGAGTGTTTGAGTAGCTCGCCGAGATCTACGTCCTCGACGTCGTTATCGATGAGGCGATAATCGAATGCGAGCTGTGCGCTGGCGCTTTTCTCGGCGTACAGTTGAGCGAGCCGCTCGTCGATCGTGCCGGCGATCGACAACGTGTAAATCCGGACCGGCTTCTTTGATGTGATGCGCCAGATGCGATTGACGAATTGCTCGTTTTCGTCGTAAGCCCAGGAGAGCGCAGGCAGAATCAGGTGGGAGCAATTACTGAAATCGAACCCTTCGCCCATGGCTGCGATGCCGACCACTAACACGGCGTAACGGCCGCTTTTGAAATGCTCTGCGAGCTTGCCACGGACCAGCGGCGGTGTTTGGCCGTCGAGCAGGAGCGAGCTGACCTTGGCCTGGCGTAATCGTGCGTGAAGGCTGTGCGAGAACGCGCGGAACGGCGAGCCGATGATGATTTGTTGGCCGGTCCTGATTACCTTAGCCACGAGCGAGAGACAGGTGGCCATCTTGGGGTTGAAGTCGGTGGAGGATTTCTTGATGCCTTCCGCTGCGCTTTGGACGATGCCAAGGGAAGGGCTGTGCGGCGCGAGCGCGGCTTGCCGGAGATAATTAAGTTGCATCGCTACGCGGCCGAAGCCGTTGACCGGGCGACCGGCCGCGGAAATGAGCGGCGGATAAAACAGGTGATTGGCGTAAACGATCGATTGAATGCTGCCGGGCTGCAGCGCGATGTCTTTGACGATCTTAGGCGGGATGTCCTCGCCGCAATCGATTTTGCATCGGCGGACGACGATCGGCGCGGTGATGCGCCACAAGTGATGGATGTTGGTGAGGCGCGCGGTGCGCTCAGTCTGGCCTTTGCTCCGGACGGTCATTAAATGTTCGCGCGCGAACTCATCGCGGCCTTTGCGGGTTGCTTCGTATGGCCAGTTTTCGCCAGCGGCCCAACACGCGAGGAAATGAAATGATTCGAGCCGGTTCTTGGCTGGTGTGCCGGTCAAGGCAAGGCGCATCGGCGGATTCAGCTTCAAGACTCCAGCGGCGATGTGCGTTTCGTCGCCGCCCTGGAGCCGGGTGACTTCATCGGCAACGACGCAATCGAACCCGGCGCCGGCGTCGATGAGTTTGGCGATGTGATCGGCCATGGACGGCCGCCCGCCTGATGTGTGGTTATAGCCGAGCTCGTGGTAGGTGGTAATGAAGAAGCGCGGCTGGCGCGGGCGCGCACTGCCATTCTTGGTGGGGTGTGGTGGGGTTGGTAGGGGTTTTTGAATACCGAAGCTGGCAAGCTGGCGGTGGTGCGTGAGCGACGTGATGTGGATTCGAAAGCGGTGCGCTTCACGCCGGAAATCGCGGTGAAGCTGGCCGGGAACCACAAGTAACACGCGGCGGGCCTGCTTAATGATGGGCCAGGCGATGCCTGCGAGGGTTTTGCCCATGCCTGGTTCCCAGGTAAACGGCAAGCCGTCGAGCAAAGCTGCTCGAGCGATATCTTCGAGCTGGAATTTCTTGAAGCAGAAACGGGTCATTGACAGAAACGAAATGGCATGACTACACGAGCTAAGGTTTACGTGGAGTCGGTAAAACTCCTGGGCACTAAGGAGTACCCGTTGGAGGAAGTTCAGATGCGAGCCGTTGGAGGGAATAAGGTCCAAAAGGGCTATCCGGCCGACGGCTTAGACGAGGACAACACCTACGCGAAGTTCAGTCCGTCAGCCGACTTTCGGCTCATGGTCGCGAACACGGCGCTGCATGGGCAGTTCCAGCGCGGGCAGAAGTTCTACGTCGATCTGACACCGGCTGACACGTAAACAGGAAGCCGTGCCGAATCGCGTTTCATCGTTTCTGGCGCGAGATCGAGCACGGTGACTTCGATGGTTGACAAGTGAGAAAATGGCATGGCCGATATTGCTGTTACTCCTGCTAATGTAAAACTTGGCGTTGGTGGCGCGCCGATTCCTGGGAATTCTGGTGGAGCTTTTACGGCCGGCGATCTTGTCGCCAAGAATTCGAACGGCGATATCGTGCAGGCTGACGCCAATGGCGCGGCGCCAATCAACGTGCCGGTGGGGATTGCATTGAATTCCTGTCCCGGGGCAGGTCAGCCATGCTTTTACACGAATGACGCGCCGGCGTTGGAAGGATTTACCACGACACAGGGCGCAGTTTATGTGGCGTCGGCTAATCCGGGCAAGGTGTGTCCAGCCGCCGACGAAGCAACTGGTAACACGGTCACCTTTGTTGGAATCGGCGATGCCGGCAACAAGATGGCTGTAGGGATGTATGCGCCTGGCATTGCCGTGCCTTAAAGGCTCAGAGGCAAGTGCCACCGAAGCTGCGTAAATGAAACTGTTGCTATTCATTCTCGCAACGGCCTGTCTGATCACGACGCGCACTTACTGGACGATTGACCCCGCCACGTTCGCGAATAGCGGCA